TCAGATGAAGTGATCACGGGTAATGAAGACCGACCTTGGGAGGATTAAGCAATGGCTTGGGGGAGTAAGAAAGAACAACTCATAGCTGAGTTCGCTACAGCACAGGCTGAGACTCGTATGCTTAGAGAGATGCTTGAGTATAAGGATCATGAGATCACTGAGCTGCGAGGGCAGCTCCATAGAACACAGGAAGCACTCATCGCCAAGGAGGCGCCTGAGGCTTACATTGATCATAAGATCGAACAGGACGCCGCCAAACCGATGACTGACGATCAGAAAGCTAAACAAAAGCAGGCACGCTCTCAGTCTGAGATGGATCAGAAACTGGTTGCCTCAATGGAAGGTCCCTTGTTCATAGACGCTGATGACATGCAGGCTATGCTCATGCCGGCTTTGATGAAGCCTCAGGAGTCTCTGCATGGCGACGGTGAAAGCTGATGGCCCAGCAAGGTTCTAACGATACTTCCGGTGGCGGTGTTGACTACCGCACCTATTTTGAGAAGGGTCACCTTCACGGTATTGACAGTCTCGCTCATGGAGATGATCGGATTGGCAATGCGATCAAGACCTACTCCGACACGCTGAACGCCAACAGGCAGAGCTTGCATTGGCAGCGTGCGGTGCGATGGATTGAGAACGTGTTCTTCTCTACAGGTCGTCAGTACGTGGACGACATCCTCGTGTCCCGTCTGGCGAACAGTAGCGACACGTCGGTTGGTAACCTCTCTGTTGTTCAGGAGAGTTCTCGAAACATCCCCAAGCCGACGAACGATCTGCTGGGGCGTTACATCGAGACGAACATTGCCTTGCTGACTGAGAATAGGCCGCGCCCTAGGGTGTCGGCTAAGTCAGACAAGGACGAAGACAAGACGGCTGCTGAGCTGTCGGAGCTGACGCTAGAGTATCTCTGGGAAGCTCTGAAGATGCCCGAGAAGCATAGAGAGCTGGCGCGACTGGTTCTCCATACTGGTCTGGCTTTCATGGAAGTGACCTGGGATCCCACGCATCCTCGTCGGATCATGGTCCCGAAGATGAAGGAAGAGACTGGGGTGAACTTCACTCCGGACGCTCCTATGGCTCCTGAGTTGGTTGAACGTCAGGTTCCGGTTCTCGATGAAGCTGGCAACCCTGTCATGGAAGAGGACATTGAGTACGGGGACATCATAGCGAACATTGTTTCCCCGTTTGCGTTCCACACTCCGGCTGTTCACTGGTGGAACGGAGATGACATGGGGTGGGTGCTGAAGGAAGAGTTCTACCCCATCGACTCCTTGAAGGATAAGTATCTGGCGCCTCCCAAGGAGAAGAGTGGGCTGACCAAGAAGAATGGTTGGAACCTTGAGATCCTGAAGAAGATCAAGGAGGAGTCTGTCACCTCCCTAGCCATGTGGTGGTGGGAGCGTATCTCAGAGTTGGTGGAGGGTCCTGGCCCTTCGATCTATATCGGCTCTCCGGACTACTGGGAGGGCTATACGATTGTAAGAACGTTTGATCGTAAGCCTTCTCCGATGTGGCCTAAGGGTCGAACGATCATTACGGTTGGTGACCAAGTCCTATATGACTCCCCGAAGAAGCGAGGAGCCAGGGCTTACGATCCACGGTGGCCTGAGAAGTGGCACCCGTACATTCGGTTCCGTTGGGAGCCGCAGGTTGGAAGCATCTACGGTCGTAGCCTCGTATCGAAGCTGCTGCCGAAGTTGAAGCGTGTCAACGCGATTGACACCACGATGATTATGTGGCGCCGTACAGTGCCCATCGCCACGTGGACAGCCCCCAAGGGTTCGGCTGTGGTTGAGGACATCTGGACTGGACGCCCTGGTATGATCTGGGAGTTTGATCCCAGGCGTACTGCTACTCATAAGCCGGAGCCTGTGTACCCGCCTCCGTATCCTGCTAATGCTCTTGAGGAGCGTCAGCAGCAAATCGCTGAGATGGAATCTATCGCAGGTACGGAACAGATCCTCCGAGGGGAACGACCCCCCGGTGTGAACTCGGCCGCGATGATTGACATCCTTCGGAAGCAGGCGCTTGCTAGCCGGTCGGCTATCTTGCAGGCGTGGGACGAGTCGCTTCAGGAGGAAGGCACGGCGATGCTTCAGACCGTGATCCGGTACGTCCGCAATGACCCTCGGTACGCTGAGCGGATCCGGATCCTGTCACGAGAGAGAGATTACAGTCGCGCCTCTATTGAGCAGTTCAGCGGTGAGGATCTCTCTGACAACGTGATTGTTCGGGTGGACACGGCCAGCATGGCGCTGGTATCGAAGGAAGCTCGACAGGCAAGAATGGTAGAGGTTCTCCAGTACCTGCCCAACCTGATGGCTATTGATGACATCGGGCTACGACAGGCAATGTTGGACGAGCTGGACCTGAAGAAGGCTCTTATGCCGAGTGGCCCGGATGTGAGTAGAGCGAAGAAGATGATCTCCTTGATCCGTAACGCTCGGATCGATCAGGTCAGCATCCTTCAAGAGGATGATCCGCACATCTTCCACGCCATGCTGGTGAACGAGATGAAGTCGGACGGCTTCATTGACCTTCCGCCGGATCAGCAGGCAGCCTTCGTGCAGCTCATCGACCTGTATGAGCGGCAGATCAAGCTGCGTGAGATGGCACAGCAGCAGCAGATGGTGGCTCAGATGGAAATGCAGGCAATGTTGCAAGGTGGCGGTCAAGGTGGTGGCGGTGAACAATGAACATTCGATCCAAGTTCAGGAAACGATGGCTAGGTCAAATGGGCTACGCCGGAGGTAGTCCGGAGATGGCGAATGTTCCTATCCTTCTCAGCCCCAAAGACAAAGCTGAGAACTCGCAGACTCAACAGAAGTCTGTGAGAAACAAGAACTACACAATGGGTACTTCGACGCCTCGGCGGAAGAGAACCTTGCATGGGAAGATGTACTAATGGCTAGCGCATACGGTCGTGGGGGAGTCCAGACCGGAGGCACAGGCGGAACTACGCTTCACGAAGCGTATGGGTTCAAGGCCAAGGATGCGAGCAGCTACCTTACTGGTGGCTTGGCTAATGAGTATAGCGCGCAGAAGGGCGTCCTAGAGAAAGACTTGTACAGCGGCAGTATCAGGAGCAAGAAAGGTCAGAAGAAAGTCTCGAAACAGCTTAGTGCTAAGCAAGCAGCGAAGGGGAAGATCGGTACGCTCCGTGACATTGCATCTGCTAATGCTGTAGGATCGTTTCTTGACTTTGCAGATACGAAGGGTCGCGGCTCAATGGCTACGGCTGGCAAGGGTTTGATTACTGGCGAGACCTATGGTTTTGGTAGTGAAGGTTCCGCTTCTCAGATTGATTATATTTCCGGAAAGAAGGGGAAGTTTAAGGGTCGTATCAAGAACGCTCTGGGCTTGGGTAGGGGTTCGTCTAAAGAGAGTCAACGAGAGGCAATGCGAGGTGTTACCGCTGCTGAGAGTTTCAATCCTGGCGGCGCTCTTTCTTACGCAGGCGCTATGGGTGGTGACCCCCGAGGCCAGCTTCACTCGTCTTTCAAGAGTTTGCAGGCTGGTGACACCTCAGTTGAGGCAGCGTTCGGATTCGATCAGCCGGGGGTGCAGAAGCACCGCGGTGGTACTCATGGTAGGATGGCAATGAAGGCCATGATGGATCGCAAGTACGGTAAGACTAGGTACCTGGGAGAAAGCCAGGGCAAGATTGCTGACCCCGCATCTGTTCTCTATGGCGGTCAAGGTGCTTACCAGCAGGGTAGAATTCGAGCTGAGGATGAAGAGAATAATAGAAGTCGCTTCGGGCGTTACTAGTCATGACGACTATTCTACCTAAGGAGAAGAAAGAGCCTGTCCTTAGTGGTAAGGATCTCTTGCTGACGACCGTTGCTGGCGGTGCTACTGCTGGCGCCGCTGCGTATGTGAACAAGAAGCTTGCGCCGAAGCACCCTGCTCCGAAGACTCCTATCCAGAGGAAGCGAACTAAGCTGGCTCTAAAACGAGAGCATGCTAAGGTGCCTGCCGAGCAGAAGCCTCTACATCCAAAGGCTGCGGCGTCTGAGAAAGCTAGAAGTAGTAACCCGAAGGCGTATAAGAAGGTTGTCAGTGGCGGTAGGTTGGCTAAGAGGGCTGCTAAGGCTAGCGCCCGCGCACCGAAGCTAGGAGCTTTTGGTTCTCTGATCAACTTGCCCGGCACCGTTAGAGATATGTTCAGTATCGATAAGGAAGGTGGAAGCAGCTCCAGCCGGCTTGGTAAGTTCATTGAGCGTAGGTTTGGATTTCCCCCTGGAGCTTCAGGGCGAAGTCAGACAGCCGCGGAGAAGAAGGCGGCGCTTTCGACTTAGGGGGGAGTGTGGACGACGACTACGTAATTGTGTTTCTAGATGATGATCCCAACAGGGCGGCTGTCCTCCACAAGAGGATGTCGTCTAAAGATGTTGAGCATACGATCTGGGTCCATAACGTGGAAGAGACTTTGGATCTGTTGATCAACTACCGAGAACGTATTCGGTACGTGTCACTGGAT